CAACCACATGCAGGACAAGTGCGGCGAAATGGTGAAAACCAATCTGAACAAATCTGACAACGAATCAATTTAGCTTTCATATATGTAATCCTTAATAGATAATGTGTAATTACACTATCTACAGACGATGATACAGGATGCTCGCGCATGTGTCAACTACAAGATGTAGTGACACCATATTCTTTATCACTACATATAGTGGTCGGCAACATACATGCACATGTTATTCCGTACGATATTTACTGTGGCATGAAACGTGTATTAGCAATGCGCGTGCCATAGAACTATAACGTACTCCTACGACACATACATATATCATGCCATACATAGAGTCATATAGAGTCATATAGAGTACGTGGCACGTTACTTGCTATAGCATACATCATGCCATCTTAACAATTGTATCAACATGTATTTTTTTGTATTAAATTGTATCAGCTACCCACTATATGTTGTGGTAGGTACCCCCATACCCCTATATATAGTGGTACCATATGGCACGATTATTGCGGTTGCCTTAATCGGTTGATAGGGTATATATTTTAAGAATAATCTTAATAATAAAAGGGTCCCCTATTTAATAGTAGCTACAAATATAGATTTAATTATTGGTCAGATAGAATGTTCAGATGTCTGATTTTCTTGTTGACTTCTGAACCGAAGTCTGTTAGACTTCCTTATGAGGATTAGACCCTTCTGAACGGGACCGTAGAGAATAGTATGTAAAAATTACGTAACGATATATGTCTATTAATTATTAACATAAAACATTACAATAGGGGTGTAATTCCTCTTTCGTTATGGCGAAGCGCCATGAAAAGGTGGTAATCAATGACAGAATCAAAATCAGATGCACAGGTAATAAAAGATGAAGCTGCTGCTGAAAAGGAATTCCAAAAAACTACTGCTGGCGTAAGTGAAGCTAGTAATAAGCCTGGTACAGGTGATACAGCAGCGGGTCTTAAAGCTGATGGTAAAGATGTGTCTGCAAGTGCAGCCAGTAATAGGCCAACAGATGCTAATGTTCCTGTTATAATGAAGCGTCTATTAGGTACTGAAGAAATTGAAGTTAAAGTATCTCGCCAGTCATTACGTGTAGTAGATAAGAATGGCAGGAAACTTGAGGTTGGGCAGGTTGTTAATCTTAGAGTAAGAATTCTATCATTTGGTCCTGACAATCAGATAGAAGTTGTTTATCCACCATATATTAATGAAGGTCCGAAACTGAACGATAAGAAAGATGGACTTGTTACCATTGATGACAGATATAAAGTAGTTGATGGTAAGATTGTTAATGTTGCTGATAATAAGCCTTATGTTGTTGATTCATCTGTTAAGGTTGAGACACAGCATAAACTAACTGTTAAAGCTGATAAGGTAGAAAGATTCTAATCAAAAGGATACATCATATGCCAATGCTTATTGTTGATGATGAAGATTTTGAATTAGAACTGAAAAGATGTAATGGTTCTAAGAATAATTCTACCATCATTAAGATGCCGAAAATGGGTAGACCAGATGGTTGCATTGAAACACCAGAAACATTAAGGAAACTTATTGCTGGTGATGCAATTGATGGTATAGCTACGGCTAAAGAAATAGCAAAGGAATATGGTGTATCCATGTCGTCTGTTAATGCATATAAAGGTGATTCAACTAGTACAGATAGAATGGTCAATAAGATAGTAGATTCTGACTTAAAGAAACATAACGATAATAAGCGTAAGAAATTAAATAGCCTGGCTCATAAAGTTAGTAGAAAAGCATTAGAACATATTACTGATGAAAAATTAGAGGCATCAAAAGCTACTGATTTAAGTCAGATTGCTGCGAATGCTGCACGTGTTATTGATAAGACCACTCCTAAAGATGGTGGTAATACTGTCACTAATAACATTCATTTCTATTCACCACAGCAAATACGTAAAGAAAATTTTGAAGTAGTTGAAGCAGAAGTTATCGCACAGCGATAATAGGAATTAAAATGCAAACATTATATGATGCTTTAGTAGCTTCAGGATTATCTGCATTAAATGCTGCTGGTCCTATACCACAAGCGGCTGAAGCAGATAGATTTGAAGTTGGTGTAGAATTTGGAGCAGGTACTTCTGCTGGTACTGTAGTAATAGAATCTTCACATGACCCCGCATTTGCTGGTACATGGCATGTTGAAGCTACAATAGCATGGGCAGCTTTATCTAGTTATAAACATGCGTCTATTGTTGGACCGCGCCGAGCATTACGATATAGAGTATCTGTTGCTGTAGTTGGTGGTTCAGTTTCTATATATGCTAAGGCATCTAAAGGATAATTAATAGGTGTTAGATATGGACCATATTAGAGGTAGGATTAAATCACTCAAGAAGAACTATGGATTTATTCAGGGAGAGAATGGTGTTGACCATTTCTTTCATTGGACTTTCTTAGTTAAAGAGTCTAAAACATTTAATAAGCTACAAGTCGGTGATACAGTAGACTTTATACCCAAGCAAATGGAAGATAAAGTCCATGCAACAGAGATAAAAACATTAGATTAATAGAGATTAATCATGGCTGATTATAATAAATTTGTATTTGACGAAATTAGACGTATAGGAAAAGCCTGGGTTGATAAAAATGGTGATGGTAGTGGTGTCTATGACATTGAACAACTATTCGAGAAAATAGGTGAGATGTCATGGCGTCGATTAGTTGATAGCAAAACAGTTAAACAAATATTAAATGAGATAGGGGTTAATCCTGCTGATTATGGTGAGGATATATCTGTTATAGAGAATCCAAATTTTAAACCATTAAATCAACATCCTCGTGTTGGAATGACTATTGCCGGAATACTTACTGGCGTTAATCACGATATTGATGAAACACTTAAACGATTTATTGATTGTGGTGTTCAATACTCTAGTATTAATCTTATCAATGCTAGCCGTAGTGGTAATGGTGTATTTCCATTCAAAAAATTACCTGATGGTAAGTGGGATTTGTTTGATTGGGATAACAGGTATTTTGAAAGATTACTCGAAATTAAAGAAAAGTTTAATAAAGCTGGTATTGTAATTCCCTGGTGTTTTCTTGAATTATATTCATGGTCAGATAGAAAGCCCGGCCCTCAGCAAATTAGTACATTCTGGCGTAACAATGTCAATGGTATCTATTGGCCACCTGGTGATTCTACTTTAACTAGTCTATTACCTGATAAATGGTGTAAAGAATTTATTAAGAAGATATGTCCATTACTAGACCTACATGTTAATATGTTCAGGATTGGTAATGAACTTCCTGAAAAAGGTTTACATGAACGTATTAGAGATTTAGTTAGAGCAGAAGTTCCAGGTGCGCTAATAGATGTGAATAGAAATGAAGATACTCCTGGTCAATATAAGAATATGAAGATTGGTCAGAATTATGATTTCATTTCTTTTCATGGTGCTAAACTTAAACAGTTAAGTGACCTTAATAGAAAAGATTATGAAGATGGTCCACATGATTCTTGGCAGGATTTTATTGATGATGGACCACATGATAAATGGCGTATAACTTTTTCAAGTGATGGTGCCCGAACTGATACTCGTGATAAAGATGGCAAACTACTAACTAGTAAAGATAGTGCAGATAATCCATATGATTGGACTAAGTTAAAAGAGTTTTTCAGGCATATGAAAAAGTTAGGTTACGGCATTGAACATCAGTCTAGAGCTAAGATGACTCAATCACCAAATCATCATATGATTGAGGTTGATTGGTTCAATGAGGTAATCAAATAATTATGTGGGACTCAACTGAAGTTCTTAACATGGTTGGCTCAGTAGGTATTCTAGTAACTGCATTAGGTGCGGTTATAGTGAATATTATTGTAGCTGTTAGAACTGGTAAGAAAATGGATGACTCTCTAGTTAAATCAGAAGCTATAAGTCATCAGGTTCAAGAAGTTCATACTCTAACTAATTCTAATCTATCTGCTGTTAAAGCTGAACTTAATCAAGCTGTAGCACAACTTGCTGAAATGAAAATATTAGTCAATGATTTAAAGAGTGAAAGAGATAAGTTAGCTATTACTGCAGCAGTAAATACTGATGTTAGTAAAAAACCAGGAGATAAATAATGGATTTAGTATTTCTAGTCTTTGCTTTCGTTTGTTTTGTTCTAGCTGCATTTCCATATGCTAGTCCGTATTGGAATCGTTTAATTGCAGCAGGTTTAGCATTTTGGGTTGCAACACAATTCTTAACTCGTTTGTTATAACAGGAGACAGAATGAAAAAGATTAACATTTTCCAGGTTCTTAATCTAATCAATATGGGTATGGCTTTAGTTGAATCGATTAAAGGTAAGAAATCTAAACAAGAGAAAATTGATGCTGCTGTAGAAGCAGCTTCTCCATTCGTTCAGGCTCTTGAATTAAGTTTTGGTAAAGATTTGCTTAAGGAAGAAAAAGTTAAACCATTTGCAGAGAAGTATATTAGTGCTGCTAAAGACCTGGTTAATATTATTGCTGAAGTTAAAGGTCTTAAGGCTGATAAACCTGCTGATACACCAGTTAATGATAATTAGTAATGTCTGATAAATTATGTCCTAAATGTAATATAGTTAAAAATGTACTTGAATTTGGCTTTCAAGGTATTTATGTAAAGGGATATTGTAAGCCTTATAATAATAATTATAAGAGAAGTGAAGGCCAAATAGATAAGACTAGGCTTAATACTAAACGTAAAGATTTAAAAAGAGCGTTTGGTATTACAATTGAAGATTACGATAAGCTATATGAAGAACAAGAAGGCAAATGTAAGATTTGTCATGTAGAAGCCGAAAGATTTGAATTATGCGTAGACCATTGTCATAGCAGTAATATAGTAAGAGGATTATTGTGTAACACTTGTAACATCGGTATCGGGATGTTTAAGAATGACGTGTTAACAATACTTAAAGCTGCTGATTATTTATTGAATATTAGCGATAAGAAAGGAGAACCCCTCCATGCAGGTGGAAGTAAAATCACCTCTAGAAGCTGACATAAAAAAATGGATGCCTGAACCAAAACAAGAAAGGTTTATAAGTATTCCGTATGATATATTCGAAGCATTCTATGGAGGGGTTTGAGTAAAAGGGCCGGGCAAGAGTGAAATACTGGTTCTGTTACCTATCTTATACGGACTGCATAATAATCCTAATTATAGAGGATTGTATATGCGCCGTACATATGCTGACGTTGAGAGAGAAATATTAGATAGACAGCGTAAATATTATCCATCAACAGGTGCCGTATTAAACGAGCAGAAGAAAAGATGGAAATGGCCGAATGGCGCTATAGATAGATTAGGACATGCTGAACATGAACAAGATGTTCGAGAATATGATACTGACGAATATCATCTTTTACGCTGGGACGAACTTACTCATTTTCTTCCTTTTCAGTATAACTATTTATCTTTCACACGCGTCAGAAGTAGTGACCCATTTTTACCTGCAATTGTTAGGAGTGCTGGTAACCCTGGTAATATTGGTAATCAGTGGGTTTATAAGCGTTTTATTAAACCGGCGCCGTTTGGTTTCAAAAGAATTAGAGAAAGAATACAAGACCCACGAACAGGAAAATGGGAATACTTAGAACGTATATTTGTTCCTGCTGATATAAATGATAATAGTCACATCGACCCAACATATTATCTTAAGATTCAGCTATTACCTGAAGCTGAACGAAAAGCAGCATTAGGTGATTGGCATGCATTTGCAGGACAAGTATTTACTGAATGGCGTGTACAACCATTTGCTAATGAACCAGCTAATGCATGTCATTTAGTTGATAGATTTGAAATACCTAAATGGTGGCCGCGCATTGTATCAATAGATTGGGGTTGGGATGCTGCTACAGCAATATTATGGGCAGCTATCGCGCCGAACGGACAAATATTTATTTATAGAACCTATAATCAGCGTGAAAGATATATCAAGGATTGGACGAGAGACCTGGTTAATTTATCAGTCGATGAAGTCCAATCTATTAGAAGAATTAGTATTTGTCACTCAGCAGCTCAACAAAGAGGAGAGCCAGAAACTATTGAAGAACAAGTTAACAATGCATTACAGGCTAATAATTTTCCTGTTAAATGCACATTAGGTAAGCGTGATAGAGTAGGTGGTAAGCAATTAATTCATGAGTATCTTAGGTGGAAAGTAATACCAGCTAAGATATTACAGCAATCATATAATGAGCGATTAGCACAGGCAATATTAAGAAATTATGGGCAAGAACGGTATGAACAATATAATGAGATGTTTATACCGGAAGTTGAGGATAATCTTCCTAAGTTGCAACTATTTCGAGATGAAACACGTGACTTACAGGAAATTATACCGAACTGTCAGTATGAACAACGAGAGAATAAGAACACAGAAGATGTAGCAGAATTCAAAGGTGATGATTTATATGATGCGTTACGGGATTTGTTATGGTCAGTTAGTTCATATGTGAAAGAATCATCAAATGAATTTGAAATCCGTAAAACTATTGATGCTGTCATTTCTCAACATGCTCAAACAGGGGATACAACGGAGTTATATCGCAGTATGGAACGTATTGAACAAGCTGCTGATATTGCCATGCAGCCAGTTCGTAGGTTTCATCGTCACTTATCTAGGTAAGCCTAATAAGTATGAGCAACATCATAATGAGGTTGTAAGTATTTATAGGGAAAGAATATTTAATCTTGAGTTAGAAGTTGAATTAGCACGTAATGAACGTGATAAATATGAACGAATGTTACATAAACAATTAGGTATAGCTGAACAGAATGAAAGAGATGCTATTGAATATCAGTCAATAATGAGGCCAGTATCACCTGGTCGTATGAAGCATTCTCTTGAGCAAGCTAGTTTATCAAAATTAAAATCAGATAAGAAATGATTACAATATCTGACGAACTAAAGATTGAACTTAAGACTATCTTAAGTACACTTGAAAAACGAGACCAAAGTGTTAGAGATAGACATTTGCGTCTATTAAAGATGCTCGACCTATATTGGAAGAACATACATAATATTTTTTGGGATGCCGCAGTTAAAGATTGGCGTAATATAAATGACCAGAATATCAATACAGATTTGGATACTTATTATGCTGATAAGGTTATTAACATATATCGCGCGCATGGCGAATCGATTATCGCAGCGCTTAGTCAAGATTTGCCACAAACTATTTTTGTACCGGATGATGCTGAAAACCAAGATGACCTCAACACAGCAAGAGTATGGACACAAATAAGTGAATTAATTAATAAGGAACAGAAAGCTGTTTTACTACTAATCAGGACATTGTTCCTGATGTATAATCAAGGTACGGTCGCGGCTTACGTATATAGTAAGGCAGATGAAGATAATGGCATGTATAACGTACCTCAATATGGTAGGCGCACGCAATATACAGATAATGAAATCTGTCCTAATTGTGGTGCTGATTTAGCTAGTGCTATTAGACCTGAAGAAATGGGTATGGAACCTACCATGCCTGGTAGTGTTTTATGTGAATATTGTCAGCAGGAAGTAATACCATTTATTGAAACTGATGAAGAAGAAGTACCAGTTATATTAGGTTATAAACAGGAACCTAAACCGCGACCGTGCATTGAAATTTACGGAATGATGAATATTCGTGTTCCTCATTTCGTTAAGACACAGAAAGAATGTGGTTATCTCATACTTGAGACTGATTCTGATAAAGAATATGCTCAGGATGAAGCTGGTGAAGAAATACCTAATAATGGTAATGGATACGAAACTGGTAGATGGGCGCGTCTTGATTCAGATTTTGACTGGGAAGAATCTAATCAAATTGTTACATGGCGTCGTGTGTGGTTACGCTCATGGGAATTTAATTTAGCATCATCACCTGAACGAGCTAAAGAGTTAAAAAAGAAATTTCCTAAAGGTTGCTATTTCTTAATGATGAATGACCTTCTTGTAGAGGCTGACAATGAATCAATGGATGCGCATTGGATTATTAGCCAGTCTCCATTAAGTAATCATATTCATACAGAGCCATTAGGATTACCTGCTAAAGCTGTACAAGATATTAGAAGTGAAATTGTAATATTACAGCTTCAGGCAATGGAATATGGTATACCTGATACATTTGCTGACCCTGCTGTATTAGATTTTAAGGCATATGGTAAATCTGAAGCTGCACCGGGCCAAATATTTCCTATTAAAGCAATGCCAGCAGGTAGAGCATTAGGTGATTCATTTGCAACATTGAAAACAGCTATTTATCCTAAAGAAGCTGAAGAATTTAAGAAATCACTAGACCAGGATGGTCAATTCGTATTAGGAGATTTTCCTTCTATATATGGTGGAGTACAACAGGGTGGCTCGCGCACGCTGGGAGAATATCAATCATCGCAATCCCGAGCATTAATGCGATTATCTATTGTATGGAAAATCACATCAGTATTTTGGGCAGGAATTAATGAGAAAGCTACACGAATATTTGTTAATGAGATGCGTGAAGATGAGAAATTTGTTAAAAAGAGTGGTAGCAACTGGGTTAATATTTGGATTAGGCGTTCTAATATGCTTGGTAAAATTGGTTCAGTTGAACCAGAAACGAATACAGCATTCCCAATGTCTTTCATGCAGAAGAAAGATTCGTTGCTTAAGTTAATAGAATTTCAGAATCCTGCTATTCAGACTGTTATTACACATCCTGAGAATGCTGGACTTATTGCTAAGTATATGGGCTTTCCTGAACTATATATTCCTGGTGATGATGATAGAAATAAACAGCTTGATGAAATTCAGGAAATTATGGAAGGTATACCAGTTGAAATTGATGCAGATTTAGATGTGCATCAGACTGAATATGATGCATGTATTGCCTGGCTCAATAGTGATTATGGTATAGACGCTAAGATGAGTAATCCTGAAGGTCGGGAAATGGTTAAGGAACACGCAAGACAGCATAAAATTGCTATTTCTATGTTGCAAATGCAACAAATGGAGCAAGAGGCTCAATTTTCAGATGAGGTAGAGAATAATGAACAATTTGCTTAATTCATTCATGCTTAAATTATTTTATGCTCCAGATGGAGATGGTAGTGGCGGTGCTGCTACAGATGACATTCAAGATGATATAGCTATTCTTGAAGATTTAGATGACCCAGATAATAAAGACGATAAAGATGATTTAGATGACGATGATAATAAAGACGATTTAGATAAAGATGACGATGACGATTTTGATGACGATTCATCCGATAAAGATGAAGACAAGGACAAAAAACGCGCTGATAAAGATGATAAAGACTCTGATGATAAATCAGACGATGATGAAGATGACAAAGATAAGAAAGAAGAAACTGAAGAAGAAAAGAAAGCGCGAGAGGAAGCTGAAAAGAATAAGCCTATAGAGGCTAAAGATTTAAGTCCACGAGCACTTAAAGATTATGATAAGGACATCTATAAGCATTTTCCTGAGTTAAAAGATGTTCTGTTTCAGAATAAAGAATACAATAAGCTATTTGGTTCAGTAGAGGATGCACAAGAAGCAAGAGAAAAAGCTGAACTATTAGATGAAATTTCAGCTACTACATTACAGGGTGACCCAACAGAACTTGTTGTTGCTCTTAAGAAAACTGGTGATAATGTATTAGAGGAATTTAGTAACAACTTTCTAGTTAAATTGAAAGATGCTAGTAAAGATTTGTATTATAGAGTTACAGACCCTATTATTGGTGGAGCACTTAAAGCTGCATTTAATCATGCATCTAAGACAGGTGATAAGAATCTGAAACTGGCATCTCAATATATGAGTCAGTTTATATTTAGCGATTCTAACATTCCTGAATTTAATAATGGTAGGAAAAAAGAAGAAGACCCTGAAAAGATTAAGTTACAGGAAGATAGAAATAACGAGAATAGGAAAAGACTACAGGAACATGAATCGGCAGTATTTGAATATACCGAACGAAAGCTAAAAGAGATTATTACTGATGGACTTGACCCTGGTAATGTTTATAATACTTTCGTTAAAGAGGCATTGACTGATAAAATTATTGAAAGAGTTGGTCAGGTATTAAAAAACGATAGAGCATTTCAGGGTCAAATGGCAGCTTTGTGGAAAAAAGGTGTAAGAGAGGGATTTACACGAGAAATTAAGAGTAGAATTGCTCATACTTATTTAGCTAAAGCCAAGCGAATAGTTCCTGGTATTAGAAATAAAGTAAGGGCAGATGCACCGGCTGATAAACAAGATATTAAAAGAGATAATAAAGGCAAGAAGATTATTCCGTCAACGAATGATAGGAATAAAAATAGAAGTACTATTCCAAATGACCCGAAAAAGATTGATTGGAATAAGACAAGTGATGATGACATATTAGCTGCTGATTAATCATTATAGTTAAAAAGCCTTAAATCAGCGTGGGCTGCTGAACATAATGATAAAGCAAAACATAATGATATATAAACATATAAGGAGCTGATTAGTTAGTTAAGAAACGAGTATAAAATGCCAACAGATGAAGCAGATGTCTTATCAAACGAATTGGAGCGAACAAATCCTAAAGTTGCTCTATTGTTTGAAAGAGAAGGTACATTCTGGTCTACAGTTGTAGGTAAAAGACCTGGTGTAGAAGTATCAGCTAGAGATGCACGTGTACCACTAGAAATTAGACCCGGTGGTAAATTTGGACATTTTAATCCTGATGGTGGTGGATTAGGACGTGGTACTGGTCCGAAATTCGATAAGGGATTAATTCCTGCTGTATACAATAAGATGGGTGTTGAGTGGACTAAGAAATCTGACTGGGCTACAGATAGCGCAAGAAAAGCTATTCTTAGCACATTTAGGCATCTTGTTGCTACATCAATGGCCGAATATAGACGACATATGGATAGTTTAGCTATGACTGCTGGTGATGGTGTATTGGGCACTATTACTACAGTTGGTAGTTCAGGTGGTAAAGATACATATACATTTGCTGATACTACTGGTGATGGATTCGATATTCGTTTGCTACGTGATGCGTCATACTATTCTGTATATAATGCTGCACTTACTACACGTAGACCATTTGCAGGTTTGGGTGCAGTTGCAGGTGAAGGTCCAATTGAATTTTACGATATTGGTAACAAACAAGTAAGATTCAATTCGGCTGCTGCTGGTGCTATTGCTACAGATAAAGTTGTAGTTGGTGGTCTTACAGCTACTCCTCCTGTATCAATATTTGGCGTAATGTATCATCATTCAGATGCATCTACAGGTACATGGCTTGGACTTGATAGGGCAACATTGCCACAAGTTCGTGCTAATCGTATTAATGCTGCTGGTGCATCATTTGCTCTACCTTTTGCTAGACAAGCACTTAATAAGTCTGGTAATCGTGTAGGTAATGAACAGTTGAAAACATTACGTGCATGGATGCATCCGGCACAACAGGATGCATATGAGCGTAGTGGCCAGTTGGTATCTACTATCAATATGACTACTAAGTCTCAGGGTCTCAATATGTATTTTGACCAGAATAACATGCAATTAGCAGGCGCTCCTGTTAAGACACATTTTAGCTGGAATAAAAAGCGTATTGATTTCATTCTTGAGTCTGCATGGGGTCGTATTGAAGTACAGCCTGTTGGATATTACACGGATAAACAAGGACGTAAGTTCTTTGAAATTCGTGATACAGATGGTGGCGTTGCTGCCGCTGATATTTTCTATCTTTGTTCAGGTTTGAACATTTATGTTTCAAATCCAGCAGCAGAGACATATATTGATGGTCTTGCAATTCCAAGCGGATATTGATTTCCAGCATAGTCATTAGCGTTAATTACTTCATGTAGAGGAGTTGATAAAATGGACGTAAAAAGAATAAAGGAAATTCTTGATAAGCGAACATCAATTGACTCCTCTACAGGTTGTTGGCTATATTTAGGTACAAATTTAGATGGTTATGGTCAAATTCAAATAGATTATATGTTTCATTATGTTCATGTATTATCAGCTAAACTATTTTTAGGTTATGAAAATAGCGCTGATTTTGTAGTCTGTCATAAAACTAATATGTCCTAATAAAAATTGTTGGAATCCAGAACATATTTATATAGGTACGTATTATGAAAATTCTCAAGATATTTCAACACTTAGAAATGGCCGTGGTAGATATTCTGGTGTAACTCATTGCGTAAACGGACACGAATTTACAGAAGAAAATACTTATATTAGACCAAATGGTAATAGGTCATGTAGAATTTGTCTTAAAGATAGAGATAAAAAACATAAAGCCAGAGTAAAAGAAGCCTTCGCTATACAAAATGAAAAATTTATAAGTAAAGATGTTAATTAATGAGACTGGTTAGCTAGTATATCTCGGTCCTCCAAACGACCAGAGAGTTCATATATTAGCAACCATTATGAGGGTGGTGCCTAAAAAGCTGGGGGGAGCCTCTGGGCATCATCCTCATATAATTAAAATTTATGGAATCGTTAAAAGTAATAAACAAAAGATTAGCTGAAAAGTACGGCCTTAGTTTGGATGGTCGACCAAATTTCCGTGTTGTGTTTTCAGATACGCAATATGAAAACCGATACGAAGATTTTGTGGTCCATCTAGGCGAAATATATTTGAAAGAAACACGTGAATATAGATATTGCAAGAAATATGAATATATCAAAGGTAAACATGTACTTGAGGAATTGAAATTTTTTGATTATGGCACATTTCCTGATAGACCATTTATAAGAGATTCATATGAACCATTATGGACATTTATGGATAAAGATAAGAATCCTCTTTATCCCATATGGCAAGCAGTTGAACATGTAGTTGAATGCAAATTGAATGGTATAAGAGAAACTATTAAGCGAAATTTCAAAGCTGAGGAACAAGCTCAATTAGATGCTGATATTAAAGAGATGGACGAGATATTAGGTGTAGATGAAGGCAGCGTATTAGATATGAATAATCAATACGTTAATTTCGTTAAACCCGTTTTCTTAAATGGACCTATATTCAAAGGATAATTAAAATGGAAGAACAGTATGAAGGCCATATTTGCACAGTTGTTTCTTGTTTACCATTTGTAGTAAATAAGAATATTCCTCATTGCTATCCAGGTAATTTTAGAATACCTGAAGTTAAAGACGTATGGAAAGATATTGAACTACTGCATGTTGGTAGTACAATGTGTCAGTATTATGTAGGTGGCGAGGCTGGTGATAGAAATGATGGATGGATTAAGAAAACTATTCCATCTGAAGAACTTGCACAAGCTATTTGTATGGATGAAGTCGCTTCCTGTATAGATATTACTCTTGGTATAGCTCAGCCTGCTATTTTTTGGTTGCATAATAAGTTGACTCCAGAAGAAGTTATTCTTAAGCATTATGATAAGATAAAGGAAGTGCGCGAGCAACAGAAACGATGGTTTATTGAATTAGTTCGTCAGGCTGATATTGATTTCGGTAAAATTAAATCACCTGGTGCAGTTAGTGAGTTGCAACGAAAAGCAGCTAAATTTCTTAACCTGCGTAAAGAATGGGATATTGATGTTCAGGTTGAGAATATTATGGCATGTCCCTCATGCAACGAGATTGTTAATCCTGCAGCAATTATGTGTAAAAATTGCAAGTATATTCTCAATGAAAGTGTTTATAAAACTATGAAGGATAGATTTGCTACCCCTGAAGTAGTTAATAGGTAACAAACATGATAGTAAGTGATGTAACAGAACGAGCTAGAAAAGTATTTCTGAACGATACTGATGTTCAGTTATATACTGATGAAGTACTGTTTCCATTTGTTCAGCAAGCATATGGTGAGGCTGAAAAAGAACTGAATCTAAATGGTATAAGTACTACAGAAGAATGGTCTACCGTAATATCTGTTGCAGCAGGAGTAGAACCTGTTATAGGATTGAATGAGATAAATGATTTAGTGCTACCATTAGAATTATCAGAACGAGCTGTTGGTGAGACTTATTATACTGATATGTATAAACGTCCCTGGCTTCCTGATACTGAACGAACTGAATATTTAATTTATTGGGATTGGCGTGAGAATGAAATTAAACTATTAGGTTCAACAGCTATTAGAGAAGTGCGAGTTAAGTATATTAAAGGACTACCAGCTTTAGTAAATTCTGGTAGTACTGTTGGTATTAATTCAGCAATGGAGTTTCTTGCAGCTAAAGCATCTGCTTATGCTAGTCGTTTTATAGGTGGTAATGCTTCAAGAGCAGATAGCTTAGAGATTATTGCTAGAGAAATGCTACCTAAAATGGTAGCTGTTGAGGTAAAAGCAGAACAATCTAATCCTGTTAGACGTAAACCTTACAGGGCATTTCGTCATATAACATATTAGAAATGTAACTTAGATTTACAAGCGAGGTGATACAATGTGGGATTTTATTCAACGAGTACTTCATGTTTGGTCAGATGCTAACGTAGAACATTCACTATCTGTTTATAAGAGATTTACTATTGCAGAGGTAAATGCTGGTGCAGTATTAGTAGCTGCTATACCAGGACATAAACTTAGGCTAATTGATGCTAGAATGACAGCTATTGGTGGTGCAGTAGGTGCTACTACAACAGTTGATATTCTTGCTACATTAGCAGGTGTATCACGTAAGTTACTTGCTGTAGCTATTGCAGCTCTCACACAATCTGCTGTAGTTCGTGCTGGTGCAGCTAACGCAGTTGTATTAGCTGATGGTGCATCTTTTACTGCTAATGATGTAAATACTGCATTGACCATTAATAAAACTGGTGCTACAGCTACTACAGCAACACATGTTGACGTTCATGCTATTTATGTATTAGAAAGATTCTAATGTTTGAAAGGGATTTGGGTCTATATGAATACTAAAATTTGTAATAAATGTAAAATAGAAAAACCTATTTCAGATTTTTCAGTAAGAAATATAGGTTTGGACAATAGACCCAAATCCCAATGTAAATTATGTTATAATCAATCTTCTTCAACTAAAAGAACTCCTGAACAAAATAGAATAAAACATTTTAAAGATTATTATGGTATAGATATAGAAGTATATAACAATCTATATAAAGAACAAGAAGGTAAGTGTAAGATTTGTGGTGAATTTTTTGAAAAATTAAATTTAGACCATTGCCATAAAGAAAATATAGTTCGTGGTTTGCTGTGTTTTAATTGTAATACTGGTTTAGGATTTTTTAAAGATAATCCTATATTGTTACAAAAAGCTATTGAGGCATTAATTCGTGTTTGAAGAATATCAGCCATATCTCATCAGAAAGTTCAAAGGACTCTGGGATAGAGGCACAAATGATTCTTGTCCACCAGACCATTTTCAGGATTGCTTAAATATGCAATTTACTGATAATGGTGTTAAAACAAGAGATGGATTAGAACAAACACTCGCATCAGGAAATGTATTACGTACTCATAGTTATAAACGAATTGGTGAGGCATCACGAGATTTAATACTTAAAGCGGGTGGCAATTTATACGATAGTACTAATTTAGGTGTACCTATTCTTACTATCGCAGCAATGACAGATTTCAGTGCAATAAATGTTTATAACAGAATTTATATAAGTCCACATAACGGAATCAAGGGTTTACCAGGTGAAAAAGTTTATGTATGGGATGGCACTACTATAAGAGCCGCAGCAGGTATAGCTCCTACAGGTGCATTTACTGCTGTTAATAGTGCTACTACTGGTATTGTTGAGGCTGGTACTCATTTATTCGCTGTTGTATATGAAACAGCTAGTGGATTTTTAACTAAGCCCGGCCCAGTTACATTCCCATTCGTTGTTGCTGACGGTACCAAAAAAGTTGACCTATCAATACCTAATGGTCCTGCTGGTACAGTTAGAAAACACGTAATTGCCACACGTGCAATAGCCGATTATAATGGTAATCAATTTGGTCAAGAATGGTTTTTTGTTCCTAATGGAACTATTCATAATAATTCTGACCTACCACTTACTGTTAACTTTTATGATAGTGAATTATCAGCCGATGCATTATATCTATTTTACATTTTAACTGAATTGCCCTCTTGTTTAGTATTATTTACTTACAAGGGGCGATTAGGAATGGCTAATTTTGATGAGAATCAATTTCTAGTACGTTTATCAACTAAAAATGAACCAGAAGTATTTGATGAAGCTGATAGTGCTATGATAATTGGTCCTGAAGATGGACTAGGCATCACTAATGCTGTTGAACATAGAGATTTACTAGGATTTACTAAATCTCTAATGTCCTATGTTACATCTGATAATGGTGATAGTCCTAATACATGGGACCCAATATCATTAGACCCTGGAATTGGTACTGAAGTTCATGGCATTAGTAGTATATTAGATAAGAGTGGTACTAGCACTGATGTATTCTTTATAGCTAGTCGGGGCGGCCTTATACTATTTAACGGTTCATTTCAGGTGCCCGAACTATCATGGAAAATAGAAGCATTATGGAAAAGAATCAATCAGGCCAATTTCCATAAAGTACAAGTAGCTTATGATAGTATCAATAAGTATATATATGTTCTCGTTCCATTAGATGCAGCAACAGACCCATCACATATACTTTTTGCTGATTGTAGTGATGGATTAGATTATAAGAAAATACAATGGTCACCCTGGGCATTTCCATTTGCTCCTACTAGTATCTTAATAGATACAGTAAGTAAGAGTCCAATTCTGAAGATAGCTGGTGATAACATTTATAAGCAAACAGTTGGACTTATTAATGATAATGGAACTGTAATAACGAATTATGTAAAGATGGGATTAGCTCCAGATAAGAGTAATGGGGTAATTAATCATTTTAATGCTTTCATAGTTAGAATGATTGGTAGTGGTTCTGTTGAAGTTGAATTGACTGGATTAGATAATTCAGTAATAACTCATCCACCTAATTTTAATGTTACAGCAACACCAGGTAAAGAGATACTAAGGAAAGTTAATTATGTAGCAGAAAAGATGGCTATTAAATTTTCCATGACTAGTATTAATGAAACATTTGAATTAAGTAGTTTAATCATTTACTTCAAAGCATTATGGTCACAAAGGCCGCAATAAGTGAATGAAATTGACAGAATTAGAAGTCTTATTACCGGTTTACAAAAGACTCAGCCTAAGATATATGAGGCTTTGAGTGCAGTAGCTAAAGCTTTAGATAAGCTAGATACTAATATTGAAGCAGTTGTAAGTGAATTAGCATCTGTACCTGAGAGTGGACTTGCAATAGCACCGAACGTAATAGTATTTACTTATCGATTTACACGTAGGAATGTAATATTAGAATGGGAACAGCCTGATTTAAGTATATTTCATTATGAGATTAAAGTAGGTGGTGCTGATTGGGATACTGCAACACATGTATTAACAACTAGTACATTAAGTGCTGTTCTTGACCCATTAGTAGTAGGTACTACACGTTATTGGATTAAAGGAATAGATTTTGATGGTAATGTTAGTATTGCTGCATTAGCATTAGATGTTGTAGTTCCCGCTATTGGTGCTATTAGTGTTACTAGTGCAGTAATTGATAATAACATCTTATTTAGCTGGACCGAACCAACTAGCACATTTGATATTGATTATTATACTATATATAAAAGTGCTGTATTAGTAGGTAAAACTAAGGGAACATTTGCTGTAGTATTTGAATCTGTTGGTGGTACTTTTGAATATAAATTTAAGCCTGTTGATATAGCTGGTAATGTTGGACCAGAAAGTACTATATCAGTTGAAGTAAGACAACCACCTGATTTTGATTTATTGGCTCAGTTAGTTGATGATTTATCTGGTACGAAAGTTAATACAATGATTCAAGATGGTAAACTGCTTGCTAATGTGTGTTGATAATATAAATGTCTCCTCAAAAACCGTGGATGCATAATTTCAAACCATGTGGAATGAGAGAAGCGATTGCTAGAGTTTGGTATATGACACCATCAGAAGTTAAAAAGGCATTTATACATAAAGAGACTGAGAGAAGTAAGTCTAGTAGTCTGTATCACGCTTTAAGAATGCGAATTGCTGAACCAGATGAATGGGATAAAATCGTTAAGTTCTTAAAGTTGAGGAGAAAAAATGCCCCTCAAGATAGTTAGTTATACTCCTTCAAGTTGTAGTCATGGTGTATTAACTGTCGATATTGATGGTCAACAGTTTTCTATGCCTTTAGTGAAAGATGAAGTTCAGGAATTAGCAGCAGAGGTAGCTAAAATTTCTCCTTTTACTCCTAAACAAACTCTATTATTTTTATGGATAGCGTTTAGAATGGCAAAGGGAGCAACTTTTAATAGTCTTATTGGAGTTGAATTAAATTAATGGCTGCTTCATATCCATTTACACTAAGTCCTCTTGAAATGTCAGGTTGGGCTGCTGCAAATATCAGTTCGTCTCATAATATGGATGCTGATGCTGAAATGATTGCATGGAAACATTTTCCACAGTCTGCGTCTCCTATAACTCATATTGATATTCATGCAAATATAGGCGGAACTATTACTGATACTAATTTTACTGTTGAGGTTCAATCTGATAGTGCAGATGCTCCATCAGGAACACTTTTAGGAACTGCTTCTGCTGAATGGGCTGGTATAGCTGCTGATGGTTGGATTGGTGAAAAGGCTTTAGCTACTGATACGGGAGCTTTAACTATTGGAGTTCCAGTTTGGATAGTAGTAAAGCGTAGTTCTGGTGGTTCTTTATCTGCAACAGATTTTTTTGCGTTTAGAACAACAGCAATAAGGAAAGGACTAGAAAAACTTAGGCATCATAATGGAACTAACTGGACTACATCGGCAGCACAACTTGCTACTCCAATCGCAGTTGTAAAACATTCTAATGGAGATTATGTTGGTCATCCTATAACAGCTATTAATGCTGCATCAGGAGAAGCTGATATATTTGGCACCAACAGATTAGGACTAAAAATGAGATTTGGTTGTCAAGTTAAAATACAGGCAATTAAATGTCAAATTAGTAAGACGGGCTCTCCTGCTAATTTAGAATGTGTAATTTATGAGGGTTCTACTGAAAAATACTCCACATCTATTGCAGCAGCAGTTCTAGTAAATTCAGATGAGGCGATATTTTGGTTCTCATCGGCTGTTCTATTAGCAGCTAATACAGATATATACATAATTTTGAGGCAGGCTTCTAATGGCGGAGATAACTCTAATGATTACGATTTACGCTCATTTGCTGTTAATGCTGCATATATAGATGCTATAGTTCCTAGTAATTGGAGAATGGTTGCTGGAACAGGCGATGACCCTACAGCATTTACAGTTCAGACGGATGAAGTTGCGGTTATGCTTCCTATATTAGTTGATACTGCATTAGATTTAGATGAGACTGCATCAGGTGGTGGAGGTGCCGCATTAGGTGGTGTAAAAGTTATTCATCCAGGTCATATTATAGTTCAGTAAAAAAGGAGAATAAACAATGTCAGGAGTAAGATTTCGTGCGAGTAGTGGTGAGCAAGCATTGGGTGCAGGTGTAGCAGAAACAGTATTACAAGTTGTTGCTGCTGCCAATCATCGTGTTAAAATCACTGAATTGTGCGTTACATTCAAAGGAGTATTAGCTACAGACACGCCAGTTAATTGTAAAATATTTAGACAGACCGGTGCAGGAACATCAGCGGCAGCCACAGTAGTTAAAGAAAATGATGCTGATGATGAAACATTACAAACTACAGCTAGAAATGCATTTTCGTCCGAACCTGCTACAGATGATGCATTAATTGATGAATTTTTAGTTCATCCACAAACCGGTATGAAACAGTTTTTCCCATTAAGTCAGGAAATACCTGTTAAAGGTGGTAATAGAGTTGGTGTTAAATGCACTGCTGCACAAGCACAAACTGTTGTAGTTAGTTTAGCTGGTGATGAGTAATAAAAAATGATTAAGGTGTGGTTACCAATCAGCAGGCGTAGACCTTGGTTCGGTCAAATACCTGTTATAGCTGCTGTAGTAGCAGCCACACCATTAATCCCTTCACTTAATGTTATTGCTAGTAATCAAGTTGAACCTCGACGTGGCTCAGTAATTATACAGCCTATACCACATGAAACTATTGTAGTTCCACCAGTTGTAGCGAAATACCCTAAACAGGTATTAGTTGTTAATCGCGCTATACAGTATCATAATGGTAAGGTAATTAAATTTGGTCCTAGAAATGTAGCTGTAGCAGGACCAGTAATACCACGACCTAAAACTATACAAGTAGTTAATGGTAATACTAGAAATGTAGTTAATAGGTTTAGGAATGTTAAAGGTAATATATGGCTACCTAGACTATTAAAAGAAACAATAGCACCAATTTATCCAGTATGTTCGTGGGGTGCTCATTTTGTTGATAATGGCTGGGCAACTATACAAGACCAAATTAATGCTGGTTATCCAATATATTTACAGCCCGCACCATTAGTAGGAACATATGAACGAATATTTGATTTTGGTGCGATATTTGATGATGTAATTGTTACATTAATATGGAACCAAAATCAAATAGCAGGTACAACAGTAGTAAGTTCTGAAATAGCTTATAGTACTGATGGAATTGGTTATACTGCATATGTAAGTGGCAGAAACCTATTTGTTGCAAGTGCTAGATATGTTAAGGTTAAATTTACTTTTACTGGCTCTACTCCACACGCATTACTTGAGTTTTATGAATTAGAAGTAAATCTTAATGTTAAGGTAGAAACAGATAGCGGACAAGTTAATGCTGATAAAGATGATGTGGGTGGTACTATAGTACTATTTAACAAGGTATTTAAGGATGTTAATAGTATTACGATTACTGCGGATAGTATCGAGCCTATTTATCCCATTTATGATTTTGTTGATATTCCTAATCCTACTCAGTTCAAAGTGCTGATATATGATAGTAGTGGACAAAGAGTTGATTATTTGATTAGCTGGAAAGCACGTGGAATTACGTAATGGCTGGTAGACACATTAGATATAACGTAGCTAGTAGTTATTTTGAATATTCCACTACAGGATTAGAGGCCGGGCCATTTGCCAAACTTGATTTAAGTGGACATACTGAAGTAGCACCGGAAGCATTTAAAGTAGGTAGTATATATACTAATGTTACTGGTGTTAATCCCGCTACTGAATTAGGTTATGGAACTTGGGTTGCATTAGCAGCAGGTAGAGTATTAGTAGGATTTGATTCTGGTCAAGTAGAATTTGATACTGTTAGAGAAACTGGTGGTGCTAAAACTCATGCTTTAACTACTGCTGAGTTAGCAGCACATAATCATGGAGTTAC